GAAAGTTTGCTATCGTGCATAATGGTATCGTAGAACACTTCTCAAAGAATTTTGAATGTGCTATGATATACATAAAAAAGGGTATTCAAAAGGAGAAGAAAGATGCACGATCAAAACTCAATCGACAAAAGTGAAACTGATGCTGAAAAATATCAGCGAGCGTTAGATTTATTCACAGAATCAGTATTAAAACCTGACCATACTCTTCGTGGTTGTGCATATAATCAAGGATGTTATGATGACTTGATGGAGATAAGAGAACACGTTTTAGAATATCTTAAAACATTAAAAGAAGTTACATATCATACTAACCCAGATGAGAGTGATGATCTAGAAACCGCAAAGTTAATTGGTTCAAAAAATGTATTTAAAAATTGGAGTGAAGAAATAAAAAGTCAAAATACAACTATGTTTTTAACATAGGTATAAACTCGTAGGCATAAATTTTTGTTACATTGTATCTGTAAATACAGACATATTTTGTCTAAATAAAAATGAACCTTAAGGAGTTACCGATGCACTAAAGTTTTATATTATGTAAAATAAATTGTATTTAAAAATGAGAAATGCACAACTTAATTTCCTATAATCAATTATCAGGATCAGCAGATTCAGACAATGATTTAATCGCAGAATACTACGAGTGTTTAATCGAATGTAGTGATGACCAAGCAACCTGTAAACGTATATGTAAGGAGGTCTTAATGACATGATAGTCCACTACCTACATCCACCTTAAAGAAGATTAAAAGTAATAAATACCCTTGTCTATCAGGGGTATTTTTTTATGCAAATTCATTCGGGAGACAGAGTAATATACAAAGGCGGGTGCGAGAAATGTATGTTAATTGTAGGTCAATTTTATGTCGTAGATAACATAAAGAGTGGACAAAAGATCAAGTTATGTGGTAGTATGAATTGGTTAGATAGTAGTTATTTTAAGGTTGCATGATGGACTCACTTAAAGTAAATCAGAATAAAGACGGAACATATACAGTAGAGTGGGATAAGAACGACCCGAACTGGAAATGGATGAACTCATTGACTTCAAAGGAGGTTCAAGGTATAATAGAAAAAGCGATTAATCTTGACAATGAGACACACTAAAGACGAAAGATCATTAAAAATCTTGAAGGAGTGGGTACAAGAGTGTCTTAATTCTGATTGCCGACCTCTAGAAATATACACCGCAGTTATAGATGCTGTCAAGGAGAATACAAAATATCACGAGATATGTGCAGCAGAGGGTAGAACTCTAGTGACTATGTTGACTAATAATTTTACTGAAGTTGAGAGTCATGATTGAATACTCTTATAAAAATGTAACCAATAGAATGATTATAGTACGTTGTATTGGAGAAAAAAGTTTTTTTGTTGAAAAGGTAATATTTCCGTCAGAAATACTAACATTTGATGCACCTAAAGGTTCGAGAGTCGAGATATGGGGAAATGATTTGTCAGGACTTCATCTTGAAGATAGTGTAATAGTTGGCGAAACATGAAAAAATTGTTATAATAATAAATAATAGTGTACAAGAGAAAACATTATGAAAACAATAGAAGACCATATCGAAAAGGATAAGCACCTTATCGAAGACCCAACAATCTCTTCAGCAGCGAGGAGACATTACAAAGAAGAGTTACATGAACTAGAAGTTTATGTAGATCATCATCATGATGAAATCGAAGCGGGAGATCATCATGACCCAAACGCATTAGAATTATTTTGTGAAATGCACCCAGATGAACCAGAGTGTCTGGTTTATGACGATTAAATAACTGACACATCTTCTTTGCATAATAGTATTATATTGATTATACTGGGTATAATCACAGTATTTTAATGGATTTAACACCTGTCATCGAATTATATGATAAGGAACTTGATGCACTTCCAAACATACACCAAAATGGTGGTGGTGGGGATGCAAGAAACGCATCAGGATTATTATATGAAAATTTAATCAAGAGAACTTGTGATGTATTAGGACTAGATGCAAAGAAGAATGATTATGTAAAAACAGAAGAAGTAAATGGATATTGTTTAAAGAATTTACAAGTTGATTGGCACGTTTATAAAGACAATAGAATGACAAAGTTGATAGAATCAAAAACATATTTGGATGCTTGCTATCTAAAACGTGCAATACTTGATTTTATTGAACTAGAACAATCCCCAGACGTACCTGACGATGCAGAATACGCAATTTTTGCGGGTCAAAATGCTTGTGGGAATGGAGCATTTCAATATTATCAACATTATTTCGAGAAGTTTACAGGAAAGAAAGTTAATATATTCTTTGTAAATCCAATTTGTAAGAGATCATCATCAAAACCAATATACAAAGAAGAGTTTAGAGGACTTTTCAATCTTGATGAAATGGTGTATAATGAGTTCATACAATGGTTAATTAAATGAATCTGTATCACAATGATATGTTTGATGTATTTCCAAACATTGAACCACAGAGTATAGATTTGCTACTGACAGATTTTCCTTACGGAACATTAAATAAAAGACGTAATGAGTGGGATAAGATCATTGATTACGATAAATTCTGGCATCATGTGGACATAATATGTAAACCTAATTGTGCGATTGTGACCACAGCATCACAACCTTTTACTTCCGTACTCATATCAACTAATTATACTAATTTTAAGTATTGTTTAGTATGGGAGAAATCAAAGTCAACTGGTTATCTCAATGCAAAGAAACAACCGATGAGATCACATGAGGATATAGTTGTATTCTATAAAAAACAACCAACATATAATCCACAAATGACAGTAGGCAAACCATACGATAAAGGTAAAGCAGTTAGGGATGCAGTTCAGTATGGTAAGCAGACTAAAGCAGTTCACGTTAAGAATACAGAAGGAACAAGATACCCACGAAGTGTACTATATTTCAAGACAGCAGAGGATGAGGGTAAACTACATCCAACACAAAAACCAATCGCATTATATGAGTATTTGGTAAGGACATATTCAAATGAAGGAGATACAATTCTTGATCCTTGCATGGGATCAGGAACTACAGGTATCGCTTGCCTTAATACCAACAGAGAATTTATTGGTATTGAAAAGGATGAGAATTACTATACCATAGCAGAAGAAAGATTAAATAGTAGTGTGACAGTTCAAGAGGTTGCACATGATAACTTGAATCCCCTTGCTAACGTGCTATATTAATAATAGGGAAAACAAACTACCTCGTGTACGTTTTGTTTTCTCGCACCCAATTTATCCCCTTTTTTAAATGTCAACAAGAGCAAGAATCGGACTTTTACAAGAAGACCTTTCAGTACTTTCAGTATATCATCATTGGGATGGTTATCCAGAGTGGTTAGGTGTGACTCTTAAGGAGCAGTATAATACAAGAGAGAAAATTGCAAAGTTAATTGACGGTGGTAATATGTCATCTTGTTGGTCTGATAATCAGTTTGACTATGAAAAGCAAGAGTTTGTTAAGAATGACCCCAAACCAGAGTATTATGGTGGAGAAGATGAAAGACCACATCATAATGCAACTTTTCAGAAATTTTTGGATGATGTAAATGCTTGTGAAGAGTACTTATATATCTTTATAAATGAGTGTTGGAAGGCATTTTCTGTTAGACCAGTATATGATGATGACTACAACATTATCAAGAATAATATACAACCAGTAGAAATACCAGAACCAGAGACAGTTTAATTGAGGTAATTATGACTACGATTTTAAGTTTATTTGTTATAATATTCATAGTAGTATGTTTAATTTATTTGAAGGTGTATAACCCACATGATTAAAATGACACTTCGTGAAAAGTTTATTTTCATACTATCTTTCGTTTACTTCCTACATTGGGGAGTAAACTTGTTTAATTTCCTATTATTCAAATATGTACTATGACCCTATACACATCAGGAGATTGGAAAGTTGACCCCAATAAGGACATTACATTTCCATTGGTAGATTGGATAGTTAAACTATTTCCAGTTATCAAGGACAAAGAAATTGAAATCAATCAAGTTGATCTTGATGGGGAGTTTGCGATGGGATTTTGTCAGGACAATGATGGGGAGTTTTTAATTCATGTTCATAATGGTCTTGACATCAGAGAATATGTAAAGACTTTGATACATGAATTTACCCACGTTAGACAGACAGTTGATGGTATTACAGATGCAAATGCCAGAGAAGATGAAGCATACTACCTAGAGGAGCAGTTAAGCAAGGCATTTTGGGACAATAATATTAGTGGCACACATGATGTAGAATCGTGACCAATATCCATTATAATAAGAACATACACACAGAGGTATTATGAACCAATTAGACCAAACCATTGAAGACCTTAAGTATTGTGTTGAAACTCTAGGTATGAATGATGAACAAGTTGAGGAGTATTTGAACATCACAAGTGAGTTCGGTGTCAGACCAGAGTATTTTTCTAATGAGTTCGTATTTCTTACAGGAAGAGGACTTGAGGAAGATGGCAAGTTACATGACCCAGAGCATCTAAACATTGCTCTATTCAACGCTATGTACTGGGAGCATTAATATGACAAAAGAAATGCTATTCCTATGTGATGTATTCGACAAGTGGTTAGATGAGAATGATCTACCACATAGAAGTGCGGATGACATTCTTTATGGAGAAAATGCTTGTAAACTCACAGGTAATCAAAAATACTGGTTAGAGAGTTTCATTGCTACTTGGGAAGTTATTGCGGAGCATTGCTAATGAACAAATCACTATTCACAGCAGAACAAATACAAGACCTTAAAAGAGAGTTTGTTGAGTTTAAACTTAATGAAATGTCTCATGAGGATATGTACGCATGGATAAGGGATGTGTATATGTATGAACTGGACAAATGCACAGAGGATGAGGTCAGAGAGGAGATTGATAGTTATGATGAGAATTTGTATGAAGTACTTGCACCCTATGTACTTGATATGGAAGGTTCATGGGAAGTGATGCAAGAATTTATACACGACAGACACGCAAACGATTGGATTGACAACTAATGATTGAGAACACAACAATTTCAGTTTCCTTTACAGGCGATGAACTGTATGAAACTATCAAACTCTATGACATATTGAGAGATATGGACTTTGAGTTATCAGAAACACAAGTCGAAGTGTTTGAAAAACTACAAGACGCAGAAGTCAACGGAGGATTTTTCTAATGACCAGATACAAAGATCAAGCAACTACTGTATTTTCAGAAATTGCTGATATAATTGAATCAAGTGATAATGCCGAGAACAACATCTATGATATTGTTGATTTCATGATCGGCATAATGACTAAAGATCAACTTAATCAAGTTGAAGATATGCTCACAAATCAGTACCCAGAGGATTAATGGACAAAACTAAATTCACACCCGAACTTATCAGCGAACTTAAAGGTTTTTATGTTGAGAGAGTTGTTGATAACATGGATACTAAAGACCTAGTAAACTATGTAATGGATGATCTTGACAGGTATTATGAGAAAATGTCAGATGCAGATTTTCTTGAGGATGCCTATAACTATTGGGAAGATTCATTTGATGAGGTGGTCGAAGACATCAAAGAATATACTGATTGTAAATTCAAAAAGGACAGAAGGGAG